TCGTCGACTGCGACGGCCGACAGTTCGGCGTCGCGATCGTCGACCCCGAGGCGCCACGGTGACGCACGCGTACCTCCTCGTCATCCGGTACGCCGACGGTCGCGAACGCTCGACCCGGCACCGGACCGTCGACAGCGCCCGCGCTCGCGTCGACCGGCAAACAGCCGCCGGGCAGCTCGTCGACGCTGCCCTCGTCCTGTCCGGCCCCGAGCGCCGGCACGCTGCCGCCCGCTACACTCGAGCGGATGGCTGGAAGGGAGACCCTGCCGCATGAGCTACGCCCGACACCTGTCCCGCACCGCTCGAGCTGCCGACGAGACGACCCCCGAGCCCGCCCCGACCCCCGCCGAGCCCGGCACGTACGACCCGCTCGAGCGGCAGCTCCTCGCCCTCCTCGACGTCGCTCACGACGCCGGCGAGGACCGCACCGTCCGCGAGCTCGTCGACGAGGTCCTCGACAGCGACGACCCAGACGTCGTCGACCTCCTCGAGACGCAGAAGATGAACGGTCCCTACCTCACCGTCCGCCGGCGCCTCGACCGCCTCGCCCGGCACGACCTTGTCCGCAAGGTCCCGCGCGACGAGGAGCCTCGCAGCGGCAGCGTCGTCTACCTGCCGGCCTAGCACCGCCCTCCGACACGCCGCGCCCGACGCGATCCGCTACCATGCGGGCAGCGCCGGGCGCGCTACGTGACCCAGGAGGTCGGCATGATCCGAACCGGAGAGACGGAGCTCCTCGCCCCCGAGGACCTCACCCCTCACCCCCGCAACGCACGGCACGGCGACGTCGACGCGATCGCCGCAAGCATCCGAGCGAACGGCTTCTACGGCCGCGTCTACGGACAGCGATCGACGGGCTACGTCCTCGTCGGCAACCACCGCGTCCGCGCCGCAGCACGCCTCGGCCTCGACGCGATCCCGGTCGAATGGCTCGACGTCGACGACGAGACCGCCCTCCGGATCCTCCTCGCCGACAACCGCTCGAGCGACCTCGCGACCTACCAGGACGACCAGCTCGCCGAGCTCCTCGAGGAGGTCAAGGCGGCAGCCGGCACGCTCGACGGCACCGGCTACGCCGACGACGACCTCGACCGCCTCCTCGACGACCTCCGCACCGCCGACGAGCAGGCCGGAGGAGCTGCCGGAGCTGGACCGACCGACAGCCTCGCCGAACGATTCGGCGCGCCGCCCTTCTCTGTCCTCGACACGCGTCAAGGGTATTGGCAGCAGAGGAAGCGCGCCTGGATCGCGCTCGGCATCGAGAGCGAGCTCGGCCGCGACGCTGTCGACGGAGAGACCGTGCAGCACCTCCGGCCACAACCCGGCAAGGGCGGCAGCAGCGCGTCTCGCCGCATGAGCGACAAGTACGCCGGCGGCGACGTATGGGCGACCAGCAGTCGCCGCAGCATCGCCGACAGCGTGACGAACGTCACGGGAGCTCCGGACCTGCCGGAATGGGCGACGAACGGCCTGTCCCGCGTCGCGCCCGGCACCAGCATCTTCGACCCCGTCCTGACGGAGCTCATGATCCGTTGGTACAGCCCGCCCGACGGGCACGTCCTCGACCCCTTCGCCGGAGGCAGCGTCCGCGGCCTCGTCACCAGCAGCCTCGGCCGCGCCTACACCGGCATCGACCTTCGGCCCGAGCAGGTCGCAGCAAACGAGCAGCAATGGCTCGACGTCGGCCCCCGCCTCACGCCCGGACCGAAACCCGCGTGGCAGGTCGGCGACAGCCTCGAGCTCCTCCCGACCCTCGACGACCTCGAGGCCGACCTCCTCCTCACCTGCCCCCCGTACGGCAACCTCGAGGTGTACAGCGACGACCCGGCCGACCTGTCGACCATGAGCCCCGACGCTTTCGAGGAGACGTACCGAGCGATCCTCGAGCACTCCGCCCGGCACCTCCGCCCCGACCGCTTCGCTGTCCTCATCGTCTCCGAGTACCGCCTGCCCGACGGCACGTACGCCGGCCTCGTCCCGCTCACGATCGACGCGATGCGCGCCGCTGGACTCCGGCTCTACAACGAGGCGATTCTCGTCAACGCGATCGGCACGCTTGCCCTCCGCATCTCCCGACAGTTCACGGCCGGCAGGAAGCTCGGCCGGACGCACCAGAACGTCCTCATCTTCGTGAAGGGCGACCCCCGACGAGCTGCCGACGCGTGCGGCAGCGCCGAGGACAGCATCACCCTCCCCGACCTGGAGCCCGAGCCCGGCGCCGAGCTGGACGCTGCCGAGTACACCTTCCAGCTCCGCGACGCATGACCGGCCCGACGTACGTCGTCGCCGACGCGCTCACTTGGCTCGAGGAGCACCAGGACGTCGGCTCCATTGTCACCGGCCCGCCCGACCCTGCCGAGATCGACCTCGACCCCGACGCGTACCCCGCCTGGCTCGAGCACGCCGCCGGCCTCTGCCTCACCGCGACCAGCCCGACCGCCGTCACGATCTTCGCCATGACCGACCGCAAGGTCGACGGCGGCCTCCTCTCGAAAGCGCACGTCCTGATGCGGACCGCCGCCAAGCTCGAGCACCGCCTCCTCTGGCACAAGCTCGCGCTACGCCGCGACGCCGGCAAGGTCGACCTCTTCCGCCCGACCTACACTCACCTCCTCGCCTTCTCCCGAGAGGCGACGTCCGGCCGCGCGACACCGGACGTGATCCCGCCCTCGAAACCGATCTACGCGAACGGGATCGGCGTCCGCGCCGCCCTCGCCCTCGTCCGCTTCGCCGCGCAGCACTCCGACCACCTCGTCGACCCCTTCTGCGGACGCGGCACCCTGCCCGCCCTCGCTGCCGCGGAGGGCCTCACCGCGACCGGCATCGACCTCGACCCCGACCAGATCGAGCTCGCCCGCCGCCTCGAGGTCCGCCCCACGAACGCAGCGAATGCAACACCTGTCGAGGGGAGCGCGTAGCCGTGGCCGGCAAGCGCCGCCTCAAGGCTCAAGAGGTCGCCGACGCGCTCACCGCGTCCCGCGGCCTCGTCGGCCCCGCCGCTCGAGCTCTCGGCTGCGACCGGACGACCGTCTACCGCTGGAGAGACCGGAGCAAGACCGTCCGGCAAGCGATGGAGGACGCTCGCGAGAGCATGACGGACCTCGCCGAGGGCGCGCTCTACAAGCAGGTCGCCGACGGGCAGCCGTGGGCGGTTCAGTTCTTCCTCAAGACGATCGGGAAGCACCGCGGCTACGTCGAGCGGAGCGAGGTCGACAGCGTCCGAGACGCGGACCTGTCGAAGCTCACGACGGAGGAGCTCCGCGAATGGCTCTCCCGGCAGACGTAGAGCGCCGGCTCGAGAAGCTCCCCCGCTCCCTCGTCGAGAGAGAGCTCCGCCGACGAGAGGTCCAAGAGGAGCTCGAGCGCCGAGTCCGCGACAGCGCCGGCGAGCTCGGCGACTTCATCGCCCGCGGCACGCGCGGCTACGTGTTCCCCGCATGGCTCGAGCCCGTCCTCGAGCTCTGGCAGCGCCACAACGCCGGCGAGGAGGTCCGCGCGGTCGTCGAGGCGCCCCCGCGGCACGGCAAGACGGACGTCACCCTCGGCGGCTTTGCATGGCTCCTCACGCTCGACCCGGCGGAGACGCACGCCTTCACGACCTACGCCGACGCGCTCGCGCGGTCGAAGAGCCGGAAGGCGCGCCGCCTCGCTCGAGAGGCTGGAGTCCTCCTCTCGGGCGACAGCTCGAGCGTGAACGAATGGCGGACGACAGCGGACGGCGGACTCCTCGCGACCGGCGTCGGCGGGCCCCTCACCGGGCACGGCATCACCGGCGTCGGCGTCATCGACGACCCCTTCAAGAACCGGCAGGAGGCCGACAGCCGCCTCATCCGCGACCGCGTCTATGAGTGGTACGAGAGCGTGTTCTCGACCCGCCTCGAGCCCGGCGCGAGCGTCATCGTCCAGGCGACCCGCTGGCACCCGGACGACCTCTCCGGACGCCTCCTCGAGACCGGAGACTTCGAGCGCGTCCGCCTGCCCGCCCTCGCCGACGCGGAGGACGACCCCCTCGGCCGGCAGCTCGGCGAGGCGCTCTGGCCCGATCAGTACCCCGTCGAGCGTCTCGAGCAGCTGGAGCGGACCGTCGGCAGCTACAACTTCTCCGCGCTCTACCAGCAGGCGCCCCGCCCTCGAGGCGAGGAGCTCTTCGGCGCCCCCTCGACGTACGACCCGGACGACGTGACCGTCCGGCAGCTCCTCGCTCAAGGCTTCACGCCCGTCGCCGGGATGGATGCCGGCTACTCCGGCTCGACGAAGAGCGACGCGAGCGCGATCGTCGAGGGCCGCGCCGTCCGCAGCCCCTTCGACGGCATCACCCGCGTCTACGTGACCCGCGTCGTCCAGGTCCGCGAGCGCGTCCTCGACTTCGGGAAGCGGCTCGAGCAGAACGAGGCGCCGTACGTCCGCTGGCGCCTCGCTGGAGCGGAGGCCGGCACCGCCGACTTCCTCGAGGACAATTTCGGCGTCCGCATCACGAGAGAGACCGCCAAGACCGATAAGTTCGCGTACGCGCAGCCGGCCGCGGCAGCGTGGAATGACGCACGGATCCTCCTCCCGAAACGGGAGGGCGAACCGTTCGACCGGCACGTCTCCAAGCTCATCGACGAGGCGCGCGCCTTCACCGGAGAGGATGATCCTCACGACGACCTCGTCGACGCTCTGGCTAGTATGTGGGCAGAAGTAGCCTCGGGCCTTCCGAGCGACGAGGCGGCGCGCGCCCTCACCGGCCACTAGGAGACGACCTCATGATCGACTTGCAAAGCCTATACGTCCGCGGCTTCCTTGAGCACATTCGGAGCCGCGTCGGGCAGACGAGCGAGGCGCTCTCGTGGGCCGAGGGCGAGCCCGTCTACGACTCGACCGAGCTCGTCCCGACCTTCACCAAGGGCAGCGAGGCGGAGGAGGCATTCAAGCGTTACGTCCAGCAGCTCCAGAACCTCGGGCCTCGAGCCCTCCGCCTCCGCCGGCAGGGCGCCGTCGGGAAGGTGAGCTGGAGCGAGCTGCCCGACGCGGACAGCGGCGTCCTCGACGAGCTGCCCCTCCGCAGGCTCGCTCGCGACGCGTACAAGGACCTCTTCGTCAACGGCATTGCTGCCGTCTGGCCCGTCCTCCGCCGGCCCGTCGACAGCGACGCGACACCCGTACCGATGCTCCAGAGGCTCGGCGGGCACCTCGAGCTCCTCTGGGAGGAGGACGACGTCGGCGGGACACCCGTCGGGCTCTACCAAGTCACGGGCTCGAGCGCGACGTACCGCGGCGAGGGCCTCCGGTACGACGTCCGCATCTACGACTTCACGGACCGCGTCCTCCGCGTCTGGCGCCGCCTCGCTGCCCCCGGCAACCTCGCCGAGGTGCCCGACGAGACGTACCCCGAGCCCGGCAGCGGCGAGACGCTCATGATGCCGACCGTCGCCTACGGGGACGTCTCGCAGGACGGCTACCCCGTCGGGGAGCTCAAGGTCGCGCTGCCCCTCCTCAAGCAGGAGGTGTCGCATACTCTCCGCCTCCTCCGCACGAGCGACGCGCACGCGTTCCCCATCTGGAACCTTGTCGGCAAGTACGAGGAGCCCCGCCGGATCGGGACGAACACCGTGTTCCGCAGCAACGACCCGTCGTCGAGAGCGGAGCGCGTCCAGCCTGCCGAGCTGGAGACCCTCTTCGAGAATCAGGACCGAGCGATGGACCGCATCCGGACCGACCTCCTCCTCCCCATCACGAAGAGCGGCGAGATTCCGAGCGGCGAGGCGCTCATTCAGGCGAACGCGAGCTACAACAACGCGAGCGAGGACGGCGCGCAGCTCGTCGGCGAGCTCCTCACCGGAGCCGTCCGCGGCTACTTCCAGCTCCTCGGCCGAGAGCTCGAGCGGACCTTCGTCGTCACCGTGAAGCCGGACCGAGAGCTCAAGCGGTCGACGATCGCGATGCAGGTCCGAGAGGACTTCCGCGCCGGCATCGTGAACCGCGAGATTGCCCTCAACGAGCTCGTCGAGTTCTACCCCTCCGCGTCGACGACCATGATCGACGATTGGCTCGCCGAGGAGGAGGACCCCCTGCCGCCGAGCTCCAGCTCCAGCCCGGCAGACTTCGCTAGCGCCGAGGCGGAATGAGCCTCGTCGACCTCGAGCGGATCGCAGCTCGAGCCGACCGGAGCCTCTCCCGCCTCGAGCAGGCACAGGTTCGCGAGCTCCGCGGCTACCTGTCGACCGCCCTTTCGAGGACCCTCGACCAGACGGAGCGCGCGTACCGGCAGGCGATGCAGGAGCTCGAGCGGGACGGCGACCGGATCGGGCCCGCCTTCCGGCTCGCCCGCGGACGCGTCCTCGCCGACGAGCTCGAGGGCACGATGCGCGGCCTCAAGAGCCCCCCGAGCGCGCTCGAGGTGTCCAGGCTCGCCGCGGCACGCTCGCAGGGCGCCGACTTCGTGCGGCAGACCTTCCAGCGGTTCGAGGCGGAGCTCACGCTCACGACACCCGTGAATCACGAGGCGCTCGCGAGCGTCGTCGAGAACGCGTCGACACGCCTCTCGAGGCACGCTGTCGACACGGTCGAGCGCGTCAAGGAGGACGTCGTGACCGGCCTCGTCCGCGGTGACAGCTGGACGAGCGTCTCCCGACAGATTCGACGCGACACGGGCCTCCTCGCGACCCGCGCGGACACGATCGCCCTCACGGAGCTCCACTCCGCGCAGGCGGACGCGCGGACCCGCATCTACGGCGAGCTCGGCGTCCAGCTCGTCATGCGGTACGTCACGATCGACGACCGCACCTGCCCGCATTGCGCCGGCCGGCAGGGCGAGGTGACGAAGGCGGAGGAGACGATCGAGGTGCTACACCCCCGCTGCCGATGCGTCCTGGCCCCGTACAACCCGGAGTGGACGCTCGACGGGGAGCTGCCCGCTGGAGAGCTCGAGGAGATGCGGGACGAGACGATCGCGACGCTCCGCTCGACCGGCGCCGACGTCGCGACCGGGCCCGCCCCCTTCGAGCGCGGCAACCGCCCGCGGCCCGTGTGGACGCCGGGCGACAGTCTCGACGCGCTCACCCCCTGGATCGGTCGCGCCTTTACGAACCTCGGCCCGTACACCGGCGGAGGAGGCGGGAGCACGACCCCGCCGCCGCCCCCCGCAGCGCCCGGCCTGCCGACCGCAGCGACGTCCAGCCCCGAGGAGCTGTCGCGCACCCTGCCGCCCGCCGTCCGTCGACGCCTTGCCGAGCTCAAGGAGGAGGCAGGCGACCTCGAGACGCGCGTCGCGACCGTCCAGGCGAGGCAGCAGGCGGCGAAGAAGGCGGCAGACGAGGCGCGCGACGCTCACCAGCTCGCCGTGCGGGAGTGGAACCAGACGCAGGCACGCCTTCGCGAGCTCGACCGGAGTATCACGACCGCGCGCGCGGACGTCCTCCGCGAGCACCCCGAGATTCGCGCCATGCTCGCCGGCGACGCGAAGGAGGCACGAATCGCGGAGCGTATGCGCGCCCTCTTCCCCGGCTTTCTCGAGGAGCGCGACGAGCTCGAGGCGCTCCTGAAACGGCAGGGAGACCGAGCTCAAGCTCTCGGGCGCCGGTACAGCACCCTCGCGAACGAGGAGCTGGAGCTCCGGAGCCTTGTCCGCCGGACCCGTGCCGACGAGACGACCTTCCTCCGGACGCAGGCGCACGAGCTCCTCCGGAACGAGACGACGGGACACGCGAACGGCAGCGTCTCCCTCAACCTCCGCGTTCGCACGAAGGGAATGCCGGAGCGGGCTCGCAGCGCGGAGACGTGGCTCAATGAGCACGCGACGTTCACGAACGGGGCGCGCTGGCGCCGCGGCGAGGTGATCGGCACGCGCGACACCCTCGTCGACGTGAAGCGCACGAAGAGCCGGCACGGGAGGGCCTTTCACCGGAGCGGTGACGGCGTCTACCTCGCGCCGGTCGACGGCGTCCGCACGTACCTGCACGAGATCGGGCACGCGCTCGAGGACGCGCACTTCACCGTCCTACGCCGCTCGCAGGCGCACCTTGCCGGCCGCACCGTCGGCGAGCGCGCGCAGCGGCTCCAGACGCTCCACCCCGGCGTCGGCTACGGTCGCGACGAGGTGTCGACGCCCGACGCTTTCGGGCTCGGAGCGTACGTCGGGAAGCTCTACGGTCGCGCGACCGAGATTCTGTCGATGGGCCTGGAGCACATGTATCACGACCCCGTCCGCTTCGCCGAGGTCGACCCCGACCACTTCGACTACGTCCTCCGCGTGATGAAGGGACTGCCGGACCCATGAGCCGAATCCGCGCGACAGTAGAAGGCGAGACGGTCGTCTGGAAGGGCGGCAGTCGTTGGCACGGCTTTACGAAACAGGGCCGAGCGTACGCCGACCTCCTCACGGAGCTCGTCCCGATCGAGCGCGGGGGCGGCGACGTGCCGAGCATCACGCTCGCTCTCGCGAATCGGCTTCGCGAGCTCGCCAGCTCGACCGGCGTCCTGATCGTCGTCGAGGACGTCGAGCCCGACCCTGGAGAGGCGGACGTCCCGCCCGACGCGGTCCCGTAGACTAGGCGCGAGCTCGCGCCGTGGCGCCCAACACGGCGCGAGCTCCCTCCTTGAACCGAGGACCTCCCGCCGCGCTTCCGGGAGGTCCTCGCTCGTCAAGTACACTCGAGACGTCATGCGAATACGGCTAGAGCCCGACGTCGACGGCCCGGCCCCGGATACGCTACGATCCGGAGGACGGCACGGGAGCGCGTCCAGGCGGCGCGCGACCACGACCCCCGCCCCTGCCGACCCAGGAGGTCGAGATGACGGAAGAACACGAGGACCGCGGCCTGGAGCCGAACCTCCCGACCGAGAGCTCGACCGACGAACACGAGGCGACCTCGAGCGAGACCGAGACCCCGCCCCCGCCTGATGAGCCGCGGGACGACGACGGAGCCGACGACGACCTGCCTCCGCACGTCCGGAAGATCATCACGAAGGCGAACGGGGAAGCGGCCAAGTACCGAAAGCAGCTCCGCGAGGCCGAGGCCGAGCTGGAGCAGATTCGGCAGAAGGAGCGCGAGGACGCTATGACGGCAGAGGAGCGAGCGAAAGCGGCAGAAGAGCGAGCAGCGAAGGCGGAAGCCGACGCAGAGGCTCGAGTCCTCGCTGCCGAGCGCCGAGCAGCCCTCTCCGGTCGCGTGACGAATCCGGAGCGCGTCCTTCGACTGATGGACGACCCGGACACGTACTTCGACGGCACGAGCCCGGACGTCGAGAGAATCCTCGCCGACTTCCCCGAGTACACCGCGAAGAGCTCGAGCCCGTCCTCCGCGCCTGGAGCCGGCGGACCTGCCCCGAGAGCTCCGAGCGTCGACCCTGCCTCCGCAGCTCTCGCTCGAGGAGACGTCGCCGGCTACGCTGCCGCGCTCGCCTCCGCGCAAGTCGAGAAGCAGTCCTCGAAGGAGTAGACGATGGCTAGCTCTGCCGCCAGCACGACCACCCAGAACACGAAGGGCCTCCTCGGCGTCCTCCGCCTCTTCGGAGAGCGCCCGAACCTGATCCTCCGCCTTGTCGGCGGCTACCAGCCCGGACAGCCGGGCGAGGGCACGATCGTCGGCAACGGCTGGACGCCGACCGTCCAGCGCGAGTTCCCGCTCACCGTCGACTACGACCTGCCGACCCCGTCGCAGCCCGCGATCCTGGAAGGCGCTGCCGCGCCGACCGCGCGGACCTACACGCCGGACCAGGACAAGCAGGTCGTCCAGCTGTTTCACGAGACGGTGAAGGTGTCCTACCTCGCCGGCTCGGAGGTCGGCCGGATGGACCCGGACGGCGTCCTCTCGCAGGGCGGCGTCGATCCGTTCGAGTACAGCGGCCTCGACCAGCGCCAGCTCGCGATGCAGCTCCGCAAGATCGCTCGCGACTTCAACTACTCGGCTCTCAACGGGACGTTCGCGAACCCCGCGGACCCGACGAGCTCGGCGGTGAAGAGCCGCGGCATCGTGTCCGCCGTGACGACCAACGCGGTCGCTGCCGGCGGCGCCGCCCTGTCGAAGGCGCTCATCGAGCAGCTCTACCGCGAGATGATCGAGAACAGCGGCGTCCAGCCGGAGACCGGCCTCGTCGCGATCATGCACCCCGTCCAGCTCGCCGCTCTCAACGACGCGTACGAGACGCAGTTCCGGCAGGGCACGGACCGCATGGTCGGCGGGCTCATGACGCGCGAGATCTACACGCCGTTCGGCGTCATCCGCGTCCCCTCGCAGGGCGCCTACGACCTCGACGTCCCGACCGACACCTTCCTCCTCGTCAACCCCGAGCCGCTCCGCGGACGCTACCTGCCCGTGAAGGGCGAGACGATCCTCGTCGAGCGCCTCGCGAAGGTCGGCTCGAGCGAGGATTGGCAGATCTACGGGCAGCTCGGCCTCGACTACGGCGCCGAATGGCTGCACGGCAAGATCACCGGCCTCTCCACCTCGACCGGCAGCGGTAGCTAACCGCCGCCCCCTCACCCGCTAGGAGGACCCTCGACGTGAGGCTCTACCACCCGCACTACGACCGGAAGAGAGACCGCGTGACCGGGATCGAGTTCTCGCCGAAGGCGCTCGAAGGTCGACCGACACCTGTCGCGACCGCCGACGTCGACGACCCGGACGCGATCGTGAGTCTCCTCTCTCGAGGGTTCCTCCCCTGGCCCGGCGAGCAGCTGCCCGACGAGCTCCAGCCGGCGACGCCGACAGAGCACCTGGAAGGCGAGACTGTCCAGGACCTCCCGACCGACGACGAGGCAGGCGCCCCGCGTGACCTGCCTCCCCTCGACGAGCTCGAGCAGCTCACCGCTGCCGAGCTCCGCGCTCTCGCCGACGAGCTCGACGTCGACGTGCCCGCCCGAGCGACGAAGGCCGAGATTCGCGAGCTCCTCACGCCCGACGCGTGAGCCCGTGAAGGTCGACGCCCTCGCCTCCGAGGAGCACTTCGCCTCGCACATTCGGCCCGTCTACGAGCGGCTCCCCGACGACTGTCGGGGAGCCTTCTTCTCGTCCCGGAAGCGGCTCGTGACGCCGAGCGACCGGCCGACCCTCGTCTCCAGCTTCGGCGACCTCAACGCTGCCCGGCAGGCAGGCCGGCCGGTGATCCTGATGGAGCACGGCGCCGGGCAGACGTACCGCGGGCTCGACGGGCAGCTCCTCCGGCACACGAGCTACGCCGGCGGGAGGAACCGGTACGGCGTCGTCCTCGCCCTCGTGCCCGGCCCCGCAGCCCGCCGAGCGTACGAGGAGAGCGGCACGCTCGAGGGTAGAGCTCCCGTCGTCGAGATCGGCGTCCCGAAGCTGGACGTGTGGCATGACGGCACGCTCCAGCCGACCCTCTCGAGCCCCCCGACCGTCGTCGTCTCCTTCCATTGGGATTGCAAGGTCGTCCCCGAAACGCGCAGCGCGTGGCGCCGCTTCCTGCCTCGCGTCCTCCCCCTCGCCGCACGGAATGACGTCCGCGTCGTCATGCACGCGCACCCCCGCCTCCGCCGCGACGTTGTCCCCGTCTACGCAAAGCACGAGCTGCCGTACGAGCCGACCTTCGACCGCGTCCTCGAGACGGCGAGCGTCTACGTCTGCGACAACAGCTCGACCATGTACGAGTTCGCGAGCACCGGCCGGCCCGTCGTCGTCCTCAACGACCGCATCTACCGCCGCGACGTCGAGCACGGCCTCCGCTTCTGGGAAGCGAGCGAGCTTGGGCCGCACGTCGCATGGACCGACGAGAGCCTCGTGCCCGCCGTCCAGCGCGCCCTCGAGGACCCCGAGCGTGACCGAGCCGCTCGACGAGCTGCCGTCGCCGTCGCGTATGCTCACGTCGACGGCCGAGCGACCGACCGCGCGGTCGCCGCGATCCTCGAGCACGTCGTCGCGGGATAGGAGACCGACCGATGGCTACCGACTTCACCAGCCTCACGGAGACGAAAGCTCTCGTCCTCGCTCGAGCCCCGTTTGCCGACGGTGACGAGGTCGAAGCACTCCTCGACGCGTCGAAGGGCGAGGACAGCGACGAGACCGTCTACTTTCGTCCCTACGTCGTCCTCGCCGCCCTGTTCGAGACGCAATGGGAGCGGTACGTCACCCTCCGCGGCGCGACCGGCGCGCAGCTCGAGTACGCCGACCCCGGCGACGCGGTCGCCGGCTACCTCGCGCAGCAGGCACGCCTCGACGAGACCTACGAGCTCACCGTCCCGGACGCATGGCCCGCCGCGCGCGGCTACACCGTCCAGGCCGGCTTCTAGCCCGTGGCTCCCTCCGCCTTCGACGGCGTCTTTCAGGACGTCACCCTCACCCGCGACGTCCGCGTCGAGCGCGACCCGCCCGAGACAGACGCGGCCGGCGACCCGCTCTACGACACCGTCGAGCAGACGCTCCGCGTCATCGCCGACGCTCCAGCCTCCGCCGCGAGCCGGGACAGCCTCCGCGAGCAGTACGGCGCGAGCGCCGGCGAGGTCGTCCTGATCCTCACCTGCCTCGAGCCGACCGTCGCCCCCGCGAACGTCCAGCCCGGCACGGAGTTTGACCTCACGTACGGCGGCAGAGACGGCGTCCTACGCATCGTCGCCCGGCCCGTCGAGACGCTCGACGCGATCGTCGACGCGCTCGGCGAGGTCCTGTACGGCGTCTGGAGACCTGGAGCATGAGCAGCCGCCTCCCGTCCGGACGGGTCGACCTCGGGCTCGACGCGACCGTGACAATCCGCGTCGACGAGATACTCCAGCAGCACCGCGAGGCATTCCTCGACGCGAACCTCGCGATGGAGAACCTCGCAAAGCGAGAGGCGACCCTCCGCAAGTGGGATTGGCCGAACGACCCTAGCCCCCGCGACGTCGTCGACAGCGGCCGGCTCCGCTCCAGCATCTTCGCCCGGCCCGACGGCGACCTCACGGAATGGCTTCATACGGTCGACGTCGCGTACGCGATCCCCGTCCTCCTCGGCTACCGGCTCGGCACCAAGACGTACCCCGGCCGAAACATCTACGACGAGCCCCTCCGACGGCTCCCTCGACTCTTCGCCAACGCCTTCACCCGCAGAGGAGGCACCGCATGACCGGCCCCGAGCTCACGCTCCAGCTCCGCGAGCTCCTCGGAGACCTCGTCGGCGTCTACCGCGACCCGGACCTCGGCACGACCCGGCCCGCCATCTCGCACGGTCCGCTGCCCGACAGCGTGACCGTCGAGGGCCTCGAAGCGCACGTCGGGAGCGTGCCGAGCATCGAGTCCGAGCCCGGCTACCGGCACGAGCTCACCCTGTCCCGGTCCTGGCTCGTCTACCTCGTCGAGCATGACGGCACGCCCGCCGGTCGTCTACAATCAGCGACGGAGCGGGTCGTCACCGCGTTCCGCACGTCGAGTCCGACGCCGATCGCTGCGAACGAGCGGCTCGGAATCCGCAATCAGGTCCTCGTGACCGTGACCCCGTAGGAGGTCCCTCCGAATGAGCAATGAGCTTCTCACCTTCGCGCGCGGCAAGTACAGCGAGGTGTTCCAGAGCGACGCGTTCGCCGCTGGAGTCAACGCCTCCGAGCCTGCCGACGTGACGATTAGCGTCGACAGCGTCGCCGCTGCCGGCGCGACGTCGGCGACCCTGTCGTGCCCGACGACCATCACGCTCCGCAAGAACCTGATCCTGTCCTTCACGGACGGCGGCGACGAGGTCCTCGTCCGCGTGACAGAGGACACCAGCATCGGCAGCGGCGGCGCGAGCGTGCCCGTCGACGCGGTCGCCGGCGACGAGCCCGGCATTCCTGCCGAGCTGTCCGCCTCGCATACCGCGACTTGGGATCAGCTGCACCGCGTCGTCGGTACGGAGAGCGCCGGCTTCGCGACGAACGACAACACGAACACGCTCACGCCCGCGAGCTACGAGACCGCGTACTCCGGGACGACGTGGGCGGAGGACGAGGCGACCTCGAAGGGCTGGAGCGTGCCCCGCTCCGGACGTTTCAAGGCCGGCGACCACGCTCTCCAGCAGGCCGAGATCGCGAACCTCGAGGAGCGCGAGGTATGGATCAAGGTCGTCTACGCCGACGAGGACAACGAGGCTGCCCGCGCGTACGAGGGCCGAGCTCGCGTCCGCAACTTCTCTGTCGACCCGCCCGCGTCCGGCGTCCTCGACGCGTCCTGGACGTGGCAGGGGCAGGGCAAGCCGAAGCGGACCGTCCTCTCGAGCTCCGGCTCGTGATCGTCTCCCGAGCTCACCGGCTCGGGGAACCCGTCGTGACCGCCCTCGGGACGCCCTCGCGTCCCGAGGGCGTCGTCTACCCCGTCGACACGCTCCTCGTCGCGCCTGGACTCGCTCCCGGCCTGTACGTCATGATGAACCCCGACACCGGCGAAGAGCTCGGAGTCCTCGAGCTCCCCGAGGAGCTCGGGAATGCTCGCGCTTGGCGCGCCGTCACGGGACGGCCGATCCTGGCGCTCGACGAGGAAGGGAACCCGCTACATGACGACGAAGAAGCGCACGACTAGCAGCGACCGGCCGCACCTCGACCTGGACGCGATCCTAGAGACCCGCACGCCCGACTTCACGCTCGGCGGCATCGACTTCGAGGGCCGACCGATCGGCTGGACCGTCGCCCTCGCCTTCGACGAGATGAAGCCGGAGGAGCAGGCGACGACCCTCGTCCGCGCGCTCCAGGCGAGGACGGACGACCCGGACGCGATCGACGACGCCTGGATCGAGACGCACCTCACCCGCGCCGCGATCGACGCGGTCGTCGGCATCCTCTTTCGCGGAGAGGCGCCGGCCGGAGCTCCGAACCGCGCGGCCCGCCGGGCAGCCTCGAAGAGCTCATGAGCGACCGCGCGAGCGAGGAAGCCGGACCGGAGCTCGCGCTCCTCGCTCACGCGTACGGATGGGAGCCTCGAGTGATCGAGGCTCTCTCGCAGCGACAGCTCGTCTACTACCTCCGCTGGATTCCGCTTATTGAGGCGCGCCGAGGTTGGGGCAGCGCGTCCCTCGAGGCTGCCCTTCTGAACGTCGTCGGCGGCAAGCCGGACCCGTCCGCAGACTCCGAGGCCGACAATCCGCCGCTCCCCCCGAGCCGCCTCTTCACGCCCGAGGAGCGCCTCCCCCCGTGGGCCCGCCTCGAGACGGGCCCCGGCGTCTGGACGGCACGCTCCGCTCGAGACGCGCTCGAGCACGCTCACCAGCTCCCCGTCGGAGCTCTCGCGATCCTCGACTTCGACCGGCTCGAGAGGATCGCCACGACCTAGCACCCCGCTCGTCGTTCATACTGTCGACGGAGGCTCTCTGCGATGATGAACCCGAACCTCGGCACCGCCGTCCTCCGGACCCGCCTCGAGCAGTCCGGCCTCCGGACGGGCCTGTCGCAGGCCGAGCGCGAGGTGAAGGCGTTCACGTCTCGCGCCGGCCGCGACTTCGAGCAGCTCGGGCGCCGCCTCCGCGGCGTCGGGACAGCCCTCACGGTCGGCGTCACGACGCCCCTCGTCGCCCTGTCCGCCGGCTTCATCAAGGCAGCGAGCGACGCGGAGGAGACCGCGTCCAAGTTCGCGACCGTCTTCCGCGACGTCGGCGACGAGGCCGAGCGGTCCGCCGACCGGCTCTCCGAGTCCTTCGGCCTCTCCAGCACGAACGCACGCCGGCTCCTCGGCGACACGGGCGACCTCCTCACCGGCTTCGGCTTCACCGGCGAGGCTGCCCTCGACCTGTCGACGCAGGTGAACGAGCTGGCTGTCGACCTCGCGAGCTTCACCAACTTCCAGGGCGGCGCCGAGGGCGCCTCGGCAGCCCTCACGAAGGCGCTCCTCGGCGAGACGGAGGCAGCGAAGAGCCTCGGCATCGCGATCCGGCAGGACCTCGTCACCGCGAAGATCGAGGAGCTCGAGGCGAGCGGAGAGCTCGTCGACGCGACAGAGACGCAGGCGCGCGCGTACGCGACCCTCGCCATCGCGCAAGAGCAGAGCGCGAACGCGATCGGAGACTACGCCCGCACGAGCGAGAGCTTCGCGAATCAGACGCGACGCCTCCGCTCCGGAATCAACGACCTGGCCGTCGAGCTCGGAGAGGTCCTTCTCCCCATCGCGACCGCTGCCGTCTCCAGCCTCACCGGCTTCGTCGACACGATCGCGGACCTGCCCGACGCGGCGCAGGTCGCCATCGTCGCCTTCGGCGGCATCGCCGCAGCAGCCGGCCCGCTCCTCCTCGCGCTCGGACAGATCGTCACGGTGGCGCCGAAGGTCGTCGCCGGCCTCCGAGCAATCCGGACGGCGACCCTCCTCGCTGCCGGGCCTGCCGGTTGGGCCGCAGCCGGAGCAATCGCGGTCGGCGGGCTCGCCCTCGCCTTCGCTGGACGCCGTGACAGCCTCGAGGACGCCGTCGGGAAGGCCGGCACGGCTCTCGCCGGCAGCGACGCGAGCTCCGCCGTCTCCGCGCTGGAGCGCGTCAAGGACCGCGTCGACGTGAGCGCCGTTCCCGCCGTCCAGCGCCTCATCGACAAGATCGCCGAGGCGGGAGAGGTGAGCGCCGACACGCGCGCCGAGTTCGACCGGCTCGTCGGCAGCTTCGACCGCATCGCTGCCGAGGCCGAGCTCGCGAGCGTCAACGCGCAGATCGCGACGCTCGAGGCAGAGGGCGTCGGCGGGCTCTCCAGAGCAGGGCAGGGCCTCGCCGGCTCGCAGGAGCTCCTCGACCGCGCCCTACTCCAGGCCGGCTACGGGCCCGGCGACCTCACCTTCACGATCGACGATCAGGGCCGCGTGACGCTCGAGGCGCTCACGGACGCCCTCCGCGACGACCAGGGCCGAGCTCGCGTTCCCGCCGACGACGTCGTCCAGAGCGTCGTGTTCGACACGATCGCCCGCTCTCGAGAGGCGCTCGACAGCGGCCTCGCCGACCTCCTCGAGCGCCGCGCAGAGCTCGAGGCGCAGCTCGCGAGCCCGACAGCGCCGCCGCCCGGAGAGACGCGCCCCCCGCCCGGACGGACGGGCCCCGGCTTCACTCCGCCCGACGTCGAGGAGCGGACCGTCCGCACCGTATTCGACGAGCTTGCCGCCCGCGGAGCTGCCCTCGTCCGCATCGCCGACTTCGAGGGCACCCCGGAAGCTGCGATTGAGAGCGCCGAGGACCGCGTCCGCCTGATCGACGACGCGATCCGCGAGCTCCTTACGGACTTCGTCGACACCGTCGGCGAGGACGAGCTGGAATACCTCCGGACGCGCCGCGCCGAGCTGGAGCAGGGCATCCGCATTGCGACCCGCGACCCGAGCCTCGCTCCAGGGCTACTCCAGGGCGGAGGACTGCCCGGCACGCTCCCCGCGACGCCGGACGGCACGCCCCCGACCTCCCGCCCGTCGTTCGAGGCGGAGGCACGCGCTGCCGCCGCAGCTCTCGAGCGCGCCCTCAACCCGCTCGTCGCCGCGCAGCTCCAGGCGCAGCAGGGCGGAGGACGCCGCTACACGGACGAGGAGATTGCGGCAGCGAACGCGAGCGCGGTCGCAGCGAATGAGCGGGCCGCGGCGGACGCGCGAGCTCGTGAGGAGACCGACCGGCTCGTCACGTCCTTCGCGCGCCTCGAGACCATCACCAGCGACCCGCTCGTCGCAGCTCGCCTCTCCGCGCAGCAAGGAGGAGGTCGCGAGCCGACGCAGGCGGAGGTCGACGCGTACAACGCGACCGTCGAGGCGGCGAACGAGCGTGCTGCCGCGGACGAGCGGGCCCGTGAGGAGACCGAGCGTCTCATCGACACGTTCGCGCGCGTCAACCGGATCGAGACGGACCCCCTCCTCCGAGCTCGCCTGTCCGCGCAGCAGGGCGGGCCTCGCCCGACGTCGAGCCCCGGCGAGGACCTCGCCGAGGACGTCGGCGAGGCCGGCGACACCCTGTCGGACGACCTGATCGACGCTGGAGCTCGCCTCAAGCTGGACCTGGCCGACGCTGCCGCCGGGTTCACCGTCGGCATTCTCCAGGCTGTCCAGAGCGGCGACTTCGTGTCCGCCATCTCGCAGACCTTCCAGGCAGCCTCGAGCGTCACCGGCGCCCTCGCGAACTTCGGGCCCGCAGCGGGCCTCCTCTCCGCCGGCACGGCCGGCACGCTCGGCATCATCAGCGCCGCCCTCCCGATCATCGGCGGGCTCTTCTCCGGCATCGCCGGCCTCTTCGGGGGTGGACGCGACCGCGCGGAGGAGGAGCGGCAAGCTGCCGAGTCGAGGCGCGCAAACCGCACCCCGAGCTTCGTCGTTCGCGTGAGCGTCTCGCAGACGAACAACTACGACTCGACGAACGTCGACCCGCAAGTCCGGGCGGACAATGACCGCCGGACGCGCGCGATCGTCGCGGACGTCCTCCGACAGATCGACTACGCCGGCCTCCGCCGAGCTGCCCTCGGGAGCCCCTTGTGAGCTACCTCACCGTCTCTCTCCTCGACGGCACGAGCGTCGCGACCTTCGGGCCCGACGCGACCGAGCGTCCTCAAGCGATCGAAGGCAGGATCGACCAGGACCAGCCCGTCCGCCTCCTGTTCACGACGTCCCGAGCTCGCGCCATCGCGAAGCAGCTCGAGACGGTCCTCGTGCCCTCCGCCGACCTCTTCAACGGCCGGCCGAGCCGCGCCTTTAACGGCGCGAGCTTCGCGCAGACGCTCTCCACCGGACGGATCGTCACGATCACTCTCCTCGACGACGGTGACGACCTCGAGGCCGACGGTCTCCTCGTCGCCCTGCGAAACAGCGTCGGGCCCGGCGGACCGAAGGTCCAGGAGCTCGAGCTCCTCTTCTACCCGATGCGGCAGGGCAGCGCGCTCTACGGGCCCGCGGGGAACGTCGTCGACTCGATCGACGTCGTCACGACGACCGGGAGCGGCTCGTGAGCCTGCCGACGCCTCGGCACTCGACCCGCGGGACGGAGGAGTACAGCTTCGCGGAGCTCTTCCTCGCCCTCGGCCCGCAGGAGATCGGAGACCCGCGCGACAACGAGCTCGAGGACCTCATCGGTCGCGTCTACGCGCTCGTCGTCACGACCGACGGCGAGCTCCAGCTCTACCGCCGCGAGGTCGACGCCGCGACCTGGACGCAGGTGACGGCCGGCCTCCCCCCGATCTTCGGGGAGACGCAACCGGAGACGCGGAGGCGCTTCTCGATCGCGTTCGACCAGAGCGCGAGAGCGATCATCGCGTACGAGGAGGATGCGACCGTCTACCTCACGCGATGGGATCCCGACGCGTCGAGCTACATTCAGAATGTGACGATCGCCGGCGTCGACCCCGTCGTCGCGTTCGATGCGACCTGGGCGTATAACGTCGGGACGAGCGACGTCCTCCTCTTCTACCTCTCGACCGATCGGACCCGCGTCCTTTGCCGGGTCCAGAGGGACGTCTACTCCGTCGAGTACGAGCTTCACGACTACGGGACGCCCGTCGTCCTCGACCGCGCTTCTCGACTGCCGCTTCAATACCAGCTCCTCGTCAGCGACGAGGCAGGCGATCCGCTCCGGAGCGCGGGGGAGATCTCCGTCCTCCTCTCCGAGATCTACCCGTACTTCGACGAGAATGGGCTCCTCGCGGGGATGACGATCGCGGACGCTACGCACGACGAGCTTCTCTACGTCTACCCGCTCGACGAGGGAGAGCTCACCGCGTCCGTCGCCCCCCTCGCCGCCGTGACGGTCGGGCTCCTGGGTGAATACCTCGACGAAGTGCCCGTCGAGCTCGACGCGAGCGTCGTCTCGAAGCCTTCCCTCGCTTGGCAGCACATCGGGATTCTCGGGCGGGACGACGGGAGCGTCGACGAGCTCGACGCGAGCCTCTCGTCGGAGCCCGGTAATGTGTGGCAGCACGTCTACACGCTCGTCCGCGACCCCGGCAGCGCCGACGAGCTCGACGCGAGCTTCTCGACTCCCGCGACCGCCGTTCACAAGGAGGCATGATGATTCACGTTCCTCGACCTCGACGCTCCGACCGGGAGAAGCGGACAGGGCTCGTATTCCCCGTTCCCTCACGGCTCCGCGGGCGCATGAGATGGAAGGTCTACGAGCCGGACGGAGAGACGCCGGCGCTCGTCGACGTCCTCGACCGGCACGGAGACGTCGCCCGCCGGCAGCACGAGAGCGCGTGGCAGCCGAACCTCATCACTGACGTCGGCCTCGACGATCTCGTCGAGTCGACGTACTGGAGCAGCTGGCGGTCACGCCTCGTCGTCGGTACAGGCTCGAGCGAGCCGGCCTTTACAGACTCCGCTCTCGATACGGAGGTCGAGGAAGGGACGACGAACGGGGACAATGCCGAAACGTCGCGGACGGTCGGATCGACGATCATCACGCGACTGAACCGCGTCAGCAAGCGCGTCACGCTTACGGCGAACCGGAATCTCACCGAGTACGGCTTCCGGCGCCTCAGCGCGGGATCGCTCAACATTCGAGAGCTCTTCCGAGACGAGCTCGGGGATCCCGTCACGATCTCGATGCTCTCGGGGAAGATCCTGCAGGTCGACCACGAGCTCACGGCAGACCTACCGCGGGACGGGATTCTCGATACGTTGACGATCGAGGAGCGCGACGCGACGAACACGCTCATCTCGACGACCCCGTACGACGTCGAGATCGGTTTCGTGAGCTATACCGGCTACGGAACGTCCGGAACGACACTCGAGCCGTTCATCGTTGCCGACGATGGAGAGGACTACTACCTCAAGGGCCGCACGGTCGACTTCTCCCTCCCGACGACCGTCGAGCGTCCGGGCAGCACGACGAACGGCCCGTACACGTTCAATCAGTCGCTCTACACCTTCTCGACGTACGTCGCGGGCACGAGATACCGGGACATCACGATCGACGACATCCCCGTGAGCAGCCTGAACGGAATCTTCCACGGCTTCGACTGGCTCAACGCGAAAATCTCGACCTATCAGTTCGGGGATGGCGTGACGATTCAGCTCCTTGACCCGACGACGTTCGAGAAGCTCTCGACGCACACGCTCTCTCTCGGATTCCGACACAGTTGGGATCGCGCGGCAGGAGGCTCCGGTAGCTAATGACAGACTCGACTCGACACACGGTAAAGGTCATCTTCGAGCGGGAAGATCGCGATGAGCAGATCGACGCGGGAGAGCGAACCTTCTATGGGAAGGACTATCACGCGTTCAGCGAGGCGGACGCCCGCGCGCTACTCCTCGAGGAAGGCGATCTCGTCATCACGCCCGAGCTCGTCACCTTTGGCGGGACGATCGTCCCGACCGCGAAGCTCGACCGGATCCGCGTGAAGATCACCTCGAAGAGCGTCGGCAGCTAGGCTCGAGCCGTGGCCTACCCGAAGGACGTCGAGAGCTCCGCGATCGTCACACCGCCGTCCACGAAGGCGGCAGGAGCCCTCGTCGAGCTCGGCGGGCTCGGCCTCAACTCGGACGCGTACCTCTCCGGCAGCGTCTCCGGGACGGTCCTGTCCTACCCGGACGCGGCCTCCTTCGCGTGGTACGACCTCGTCACGCTCTACGAGATCTTCCCGGAGCGTATACGGAGCTCGTACGACGTGACCCTCGGCCGGACGCTCGTCGGCACGCCGCAGGCGGACGTCTCGGCAGAGGAGACGGTGCCCCGCATCAACGAGGTCACGCTCGGCACGAGCGTGCTGTACCCGACCATGCTCCGACCGCTCGACACGATCGCTCGCCTCCGCGCGATCGAGGACCAAGGCGGGAGCCCGATCTACGAGCAGCCGCTCGCGTACGAGACGCGCCTCGCTGCCCTCTCTCGCATGTTCCCGCCGAGCGTCTACGCGACGACGCTCGACGCGATCGGCACGTCGACCGCGACCGCGCAGGAGGTCCTTCAATACCTGTTCGACGAATGGACGGAGCTCTTTCCCGAGTTCTCCGCGAAGCCGGTCCCGCCCCTCGTCCTCTTCGTCGAGGACGACGACGGGCGCTACACCCGGACCCTCACGACCGACCGGATCTACCTCCGGCAGCCCGAGGACCGCGAGCGGAGTCTCCAGACGATCCTCGAGGAGTTCCGAGCGATCTTCGTCGGCTACGGAGTGAGCGTCGACGCGGACGGAGACGTCGTCATCATCCCGCCCCCGTGGGCGGTTCAGAGAGACCGCGACGCGACCATCCTCGAGCCCGCCTACTTCTACGGGCCCGGCCCCGACGCGCCCCTCTCCAGCATCGGAGCTGCCGGCCGCACGACCGACGTGTCCGCCGGCAGCTGGACGGTCGACCCTGCCTTCGACGGCGCCGCAATCGAGGTGTCCGCGCTCGTGACGATCCTGCCGAGCACGACGTCCAGCGTCTACACCCGGTCCGGCTTCGACCTCGCGACGTACCGCGGCACCCGGACCGAGGTCGCGCTCGAGCTGGAGCCGAACACGCCCGCCCGCTTCACGAGGCAGGTCACGCCCTGGTTCGGCGGCGAGATCTACGCCGAAGCGACGTACGAGCTGGAATGGAGCCGGCCCGGCGCGACCGGCGGCAGCATCGAGATCACGGTAATCACCGCGACGACCAGCGCCGACGTCGGGCTCTTCGGCGACACCCGGTATTGGGCGCACGCCCTCACCCTCGACGGCTACGGCCTGTCCGAGCTCGGCGTTCTCCGCCGCACCGTCGACGCGAGCGAGCTCAAGCTCCCTCTGCCCGAGCCCGTCTACGACGGCAGTCGCGTCATCAACCGGCAGACGGCACGCTACGAGGAGATCGACTTCGTCGAGGACACCGCGCTCCTCGCGACCCTCGGCATCACGGTCGGCGCTACGACGTACGAGCCGCCCGGCGCCGCTCTCGTCACCAACTGGAGCTTCCAGCCGTTCGTCGACGAGGACGGCGAGCCCCTCATCATCGGCGACCGAATCGACGTCGAGTACACGTACCTCCTCCGACAGTCGAGGACGAGCGGCGGCAGCGACGAGGTGAACAGCGGGCTCGAGGAGGCCGGCACCGTCACCCTCCGGCCCGGCGACGTCGAGGACGTCACCTTCACTCTCTCCGGCGAGGTGACGCTCACGTACGGCGACGTCGCGACCGTCCGCTTCGCCTACGGGAATGCGAACGGCGTCCCCGGCCTCATCACCGCCATCGTGTCCTACGGGACGCAGAGCGACAATGTGTTCCTCACCCGCCCCTACCTCGGGCACGTCCTCACCTTCACCGCGACCGGCAGCGTCTACGGCGAGACCGGCGTCCAGCTCGAGGTGACGTACGACGAGGAGGCCGGCGGAGAGCTCGTCCAGACGTCGCAGGCTCTCTACGGCGTTCGCGAGGGCCCCCGGATTGACGTGCCCTTCTTCCGCGTGACCGAGCAGGACCTCCTCGACGTGACCGAGGCGATCGTTCGGTTCAACATGCGACCCCGCGCCCGGTACGTCGGGCTCGAGCTCACGGAGGCGAGCGAGATCACGCCCGGCGACCTCGGGCGAGAGCTCCTCCTCCCGATCGGCGTGAGCGCCGTCCTCGAGCGGTACGCGTACCGTGACGACCGGAGCTACGACGCCGTCTCCGCCGGTCGACGCCTCGACCTCGTCTACCTGTACGACCTCGCCTCCGGCGGGGGCACGCCCGCCGCAGCGACCGACGACGAGACCAGCGAGGCGACCGCCGGAATCTACGGCTTGACGTACTTCCTCGACGCCGACTAGGAGGCAGCATGAGCAGCACCCCGAGCTACCGATACTCGACCCGCGTCGAGGACCAGCCTGTCGACGCGGCCGGCCGGAGGTGGATCACGCGACAGCTCGTCGACGCTGCCGTCGGAGCTGCCGACGGTCGCGCCGAGCTCCTCGCCTTCGCGCTCTTCTCCAGCGGCGGCATCGTCCTCCGCCCGACCTTGTCCCTCACGGACCCGGACGCGACGCTCACCGGCCCGATCCTCGGCATCACGAGCGACGGGCTCGCACCCCTCCTCGTCGACGCGGGAGGCGCCGGCGTCACCCTCGCCCTCGACGAGCTCGGCACCGGCTTTGCCGACGGGACGCACGCGATCATCCTCAAGGGCGTCGCCGTGACAACGAGCTCCGCCTTCACTAGCCCCGACGTGCCGGTCCGCGACAGCGCCGGGAATGTCGTCGAGACCACGGCCGGCGAGAGCCTCACGTACCAGCTCCGCACCGCCTTCGGAGAGCTCCAGCTCAAGGAGGGCACGACGATCGCCGACGACGAGGTCCTCGTCGCGACCGTCACCCTCTCCGGAGGAGTCTGGAGCGCGCTCACGGAGGCCGGCGCCGCGCCGACGCTCCGAGCTCGCCTCGAGGACGTCGCAGACGTCGACACGACCGGCCGGCTCGACGGCTACCTCCTCTCGTGGGATGCGAGCCTGGAGAAGCACGTCTACGTCGCACCCCCGCCCGGCACGGGGAGCGGCTCGTGACGTCCAGCGAGCGCCCTGGAGTCCTGATCGCGCGGGCCGCGCGACACGTCGCAATGGGCCGCCTCGAGGTGAAAGCCGGAGATGTCGACCTGTCGCAGCGGAGCGGCCTCTGCCTCGCCTTCGTCCGCCGCATCGTCGAGATCGGCCTCGAGCTCCCCCCGTGGGGCTTCTACACCCGCTTCGGGACGGAGCGCGTCGAGCGGGAGCCCGGCCCGCCCGCGTCCGCCTGGTGGGCCCGCGACCTCGAGCGGTCGATGCGAAACGCGGACCTCGCCGTCCCGACCGGCGAGCTCGAGGAGGACGGCGACCTTCTCTTCAACTGGCGCGCAGCTCCGAACGCGCACGGCGTCTACGTCGGGCACGTCGGCGTCCTCGCCGACGCGAGCGCGGGGATCGTCATCGAGAACATCAACCCCGCCTACCGGCGGCACAGCCTCACGCGCGGCACGATCGCGCTCACGCCGCGCGAGCGGTTCGTCGTCACGACCACGATCCGCATCCGAGAGCTTGACCCCGAGCCCGCGTGACCGTCCGCGCGCTACGGTGGCTCCAGCGACGCTTCATGCGTCGCATCACTCGACACGGGAGGTCCCGATGAAACGCTCGTCTACCCGCACCCTCGCCGCTCTCGCGCTCCTCGTCACCCTCGCTGCCCTGGCCGGCGTCGCCCTGGCGCAGACGACCGGCGGCGACCCGCTCTCGGAGGGCGGCATCAACGCGATCCTCGTCGCGCTTGTCGGAGGCGCTGTCGCATGGCTCCGCGAGACGCCGCTGTTCGAGAAGATCGACGGGCCCGTCACCGTCCCCCTCTTCGCTCTCGTCGTCGGCGGAGCTGTCGGCGCCGGCGGAGACCTCCTCGGCGTCCTCGAGCCCGACGTGACCGCCGTCCTCGGCGAGGGTTGGGCGGGAGCTGCCGCCGGCCTCCTCGCCGGCATTCAAGCCGTGTTCGGCGTCTCCCTCGTCCGCTACTTCGCGAAGATCGTCCGGCGCGACGACAGCGGCAAGCTCGACGTCGACTACGCCGCCGCGATAGACGCCGGCCGCGAAGTAGCAGCGGGGCACGCGACGCCCGGTCCCGTACAGACTGCCGTCGGCTTCGTCCTCGACGTCGCGCACCGCCTCCTCGGGCAGGTCCCCGGCGGGGCCGCCCTGTCCGCGCTCTACCCGCTCATCACGAAGTACGCGCAGAGTCCCGAGGTCCTCACGGACGACGTCCGCGCCCGCATTCAGAGCGAGGTCCTCCTCGCCCTCAAGCGCGCCGGCCTCGTCGGGCAAGACCTCGAATGACGCGTGTCGCCGCGCTCGCCGCGCTCCTCGCGCTCGTCACGGCCGGATGCCTCCCCGCACCCGGCCTCGTGACGGAGGGCCCGTGGGAGGGTTGCGTCGTGTCCAGCGACGGCTCGACGATCGACTGTCCCTACGCCGAGCTCGCGCCGGAGCGCCCGCCGCGGCCGGACTCCGCTCCTCCCGCGGTCGACCCGCCGCCCCTGGAGCCGGGCCCGCCCATCACGCCGATCCCGGTTCCCCCGGTCGACCCCGACCCGGACCCGGACCCGGAGCCCGACCCGGACCCGGAGCCCGAGCCGGAGCCGGAGCCCGACCCGGAGCCGGAGCCCGACCCGGAGCCGGAGCCCGACCCGGAGCCGGAGCCGGGCCCGCCGGACTGTCGTCGAGGTCCGCCCTTCGACCCGCCCGGCCCGCCGCCGTGGGCGCCCGGTCCGCCCCCGTGGGCGCCGGGCCCGCCGCCCTGCCGCGCGTGACCCTCTTCATCGCCGGGCGCCTGCCGCCCGGCGATCCTGTCTAGGAGGAGCTGCCGATGAAGCTACGAACCCTTGCCCCCGTCCTCGCCGCCCTCGCGCTCCTCGTGAGCGCGTGCGTTCCGCTTGCCAACTTCGCGCGGGACGTCGTCGACACGAGCGACGGCGCGACCCTCACGTACCTCGCCCGCACGCCCGACCACCCGCCCGGCCTCACCTTCACCGCTGGAGACGAGCCGGCTCTCGGCGCGATCCTCATCGCGCGCGGTGAGCAGCTCGAGGTCCTCGCGACCCCGGCCGGCGTCACCTGTACGGCCGAGCCGACCCTCGTCGACTGCCGCCTCGGCGATGTCGAGACCTCGACGTACGTCTACATGACCGGGCTCGACGTCGTCGCGAGCGTCACGTACCGCCGAGCCGACGCGACAACCGTCTACCAGGCTTTCGCGCGCTAGGACCCGCCCCGTGACCCCTGCCTCCGACGCCGACCAGCAGCCCTCCGGCGTCTCATCGTCCCTTCCGGAGCGTCGCGCTATGGACCCGCACCTTGTACGCCTAGAGCAGCGCCTCGACCAGCTGGACGACGTCCTCCGCGGCAGCACGGGAGGCAGCGTCGGGCTCGTCGAGCTCGTCCGACGGATGGACGAAGCGCAGGCGCGGCACTCGGCAGAGCTCGCCCTCCTCCGAGACGTCCCGGCCGAGATTCGCGCGCTCCGCGAGGAGCTCGCCGCGGAGGACGGGCTCGTCCGTCGCCTGTCCGAGCAGACGCAACGCCTCGTCGACGCGGAGGAGCGACGGACAGCAATCAAGGACGGGGAGCGGAAGGCGCTCGACCGCGTCGCCAAGTGGCTCAAGATTGGCGCCGGCCTCGTCGCCCTCGTCGGCGTCACCGGCTCCAGCTTCGGCGTCGCCCTCCTCCGCGCCCTCTCCGACACGGTCGCCGGGCTACCGTAGGACCTGGAGCTCGACCTCGAGCTCCTCCTCTTCGCCCCGGCCGGCATCCCGGTTCCCTGCCGTCCAGGGCCTCTCCCGCCTCGCGCCGATCGGTCCCTCTCGCCGGTCGGCGCGATTCCGTGTCCTCCCTCCGCCGCGTGCTGTATAATCTACGGCGAGGGGCAACCCGGCCCCTCGACAGCTCGCTCCCGGAAGGAGACGCTCGTGAAGAACACGAACACCCGCGACCTCTTCGGCGCCGCTCGCCCTCGCCGGCGCGCACCGCGCGAGGAGTCCGCCCCTCCGCCCCTCATCACGCTCGAGGACCTCGCCGACCTGCCGCCCGCCGAGCCGACCGACGAGGAGGACGCCGCATGACGCGCACCGTCCGGCTCGCACGACTCCAGCTCCGAAACTTCAAGGGCGTCGACAGCTTCGAGCTCACGCTCGACGGTCACGACGGGCTCGTCCGCGGCGACAATGCGACGGGCAAGACGACGCTCCACGACGCGTACACCTGGCTCCTGTTCGGAAAGGACGCTGCGAACCGGAGCGTGTTCGGCATCAAGACCGTCGACGAGACGGGCGCCGCGCGGAGCGGGCTCGAGCACGAGGTCGCCGCGATGTTCCTCGTCGACGACACGAAGGTCGAGCTCTCCCGGACGTACACGGAGACGTGGACGAAGAAGCGGGGCAGCTCGACGAAGGAGCTCACGGGGCACTCGACCGCGTACACCGTCGACGGCGTCCCGATGAAGAAGGCCGAGTACGACGCGCGCGTCGCCGAGCTCGTCGGGCCCGAGGAGCACCTCCGCCTCCTCGCCGACCCGCTCTACTTCGCGAGCGTCCTCCCGTGGGCCGAGCGTCGGAATGTCCTCCTCGACCTCGTCGGCGCGCCGACCGAGGAGGAGCTCGCCGCTGTCGAACCGGAGCTGGACGACCTCGAGCTCGAGCGCGACCCGGACGACGAGCGGAAGGTCCTCGAGCAGCGCCGCCGAAAGCTCAACGGTGAGCTCGGCAAGCTGCCGGTTCGAATCGACGAAGTCTCCCGAGCTGCCGCGCTCCAGGTCACGGTCCCTGACGACCTCGACGAGCAGCTCGCGACAGCCCGCGCGAAGGTCGAGGAGGCCGAGGACGAGCTCCGCGCGGCCCGTGCGACCCCGAAGCGGGACGCGCTCGTCGCAAAGCGGTCCGCGCTCCAGGACTCGATCGCCGCGCGCGAGGCGACCCTCCGCAGCGCGCACGCCGAGGCGCTCTCGATCGCTGGAGAGCGCGCCTCGCACCAGCGGGCACGCGTCCGCGAGCTCGAGGCCGGCGCGACACAGAGCGTCGACGAGACCGCGTACGCGCGCCTCACGACCCGCCTCGACGAGCTCCGCCGCGCGTACGCCGAGCGGCAGGCGGAGACGGTCACGGTCGACAGCGTCGAGGACACCTGTCCCGCGTGCGGGCAGGCGCTCCCGACCGACCGCGTCGACGAGGCGCGCCGGAAGGCGCTCGAGGACGCGCGGGCCCGGAAGGCTCGGGCGCTCCGCGAGATCTACGACGAGGCAGAGAGCGTCTCGAAGCGGATCGGCGGGCTCGACGAGCAGCGTGACCGGCTGGAGCGGCACGCTGCCGAGCTCCAGGACCAGCTCGCCGAGGCGCGCGCTCGGGAGAAGGCGGCGCAGGCGGAGGCGGACCGGCTCGCGTCTCGCGACCCGACCGTCGACGACGACACGCTCCACAACCTCCGCGAGCAGCTCGCCGAGGTCACGACCGAGCTCGAGAGCCTCTCCAGCGGCGCGACGGTCGACACGACCGACCTCGAGCAGGCTCGCGACGCTGCCCGCGCCGAGGTGAAGCGGCTCACCGACCTGGAGACCGTCGCGGCCGGCCGGCAGCAGGCCGAGGCTCGCCTCGACGAGCTTCGCAGCGAGGAGCGGCAGCTCGCAGGGCAGCTCGAGCACGTCGACCGGCAGCTCTACCTCCTCGACCTCCGGACCCGCGTACGCGCGCAGCTCCTCACGGACCGTCTCAACGAGCGGTTCGAGCTCGTCGCCTTCCGCCTCTTCGACGAGCAGCTCAACGGCGCGCTCGTCGAGACGTGCGACGTCACGGTCGCCGGCGTCTCATGGGAGGACCTCAATCACGGCGCTCGCATGAACGCCGGGCTCGACGTCCTCCGCGTCCTCGGGCAGCACTACGAGCTGTCCGCGCCCGTCTGGCTGGACAATGCGGAGAGCGTGACCCGCTGGCTCGAGATCGACGCGCAGACCATCCGCCTCGAGGTCGACGAGACCGCGACCGAGCTCGCTGTCGAGCTCGCCGCGTGACCCGCCTGTATAATGCTCGGGAGGCGGGAGAGACCCGCCTCCTCTCCCCGGAAGGAGACCAGGAATGACACGAGGACCTAGCACGCCCGGCCGCGAGATCGTCCAGAGGACCGAGGACCGCATCAGCACGCTCCTCTCCGAGCGGGAGCTCATGCTCCCGGCCGGCTACGCGTGGCAGAACGCGCTCAAGAGCGCGTGGCTCCAGCTCCAGGACGCGACCGTGCCCTTCGGCCCGAAGAAGGGACAGCGCCTCCTCGAGCACGTCACGGAGAAGAGCGTCGCGAACGCGCTCCTCGACATGGTCGTCCAGGGCCTCAATCCGGCCGCGAAGCAGGGCTACTTCATCCCGTACGGGCAGACGCTCACCTTCCAGCGGTCCTACTTCGGCAGCGTCGCGGTCGCGAAGCGCGTCGCCGGCGTCGAGGACGTCCGCGCGCTCGTCGTCTACGCCGGCGACGAGCTGGAGCTCGAGGTCGAGGACGGTCGGCGACGGATCGTCGCGCACCGGCAGACGTTCGACAGCATCCGAGAGGGCACGATCGTCGGCGTCTACGCGATCGTCGAGTTCGCCGCCCGGACCGATCCCGACACGGGCTACGTCCGGCAGCGCGCTCCCCTCGTCGACGTCATGACGATCGAGGAGGTCCGCGCGTCCTGGCAGCAGTCGAGGAGCGGCGGCAAGACGCACGACGCGTTCCCCGAGGAGATGGCGAAGCGGACCGTGATTCAGCGGGCTCTCAAGCCGCTCATCAACACGGCGACCGACGACTACCTCTTCCTCGACGCGTACAACCGGGACGCGACCGTCACCGTCGAGGCAGAGCTCGAGGAGGACCTCGCTGTCGACCCGATCGACGTCGACCTGCCCGACCTCGCCGCCGACGCGAGCGGTGAGAGCCTCGAGGAGGCCGAGGAGGAGCCCGACCCTACCGAGACCCCGGCCGAGAAGCTGGAAGAGCGCGACGGCCCGCCTCGTCCAGCGAGCGAGAGCGACAGTAGCCCCGCCGAGGAGCTCGAGCCGGAGTCCGAGCCCGAGGACGGCCCGGCCGACGACGCGCTGCCGCAGCAGCTCCCCTTCTAGCTCATGCTCCAGGTCCGGCCTCTCGCGAGCTCGAGCGCGGCGAACGCGACGCTCCTCGAGCACGGCTCCAGCCGACTCCTCCTCGACGCCGGCCTGCCGTACCGAGAGCTCCAGCGCCTCACGAGGCACGCCGTCTCCAGCCTGGACGGCGTCCTCGTGACGCACGAGCACGGCGACCACGCTCGAGGTGTTCGCGACCTCCTCACGCGAGCTCGTGTGGACGTCTACGCGACCCGCGGCACGCTCGACGCGCTCGACCTGCCGGAGGGCAGCCCCGCGCACGCTCTCCAGCCGCTCACGCCGGCCCGTGTCGGCGCCTGGACCGTCGTCGCCTTCCCCGTCCGGCACGACGCGGCCGAGCCGTGCGGCTTCCTCGCTCGCCTCGGAGACGCTCGCGTCCTGTACGTCACGGACGCCGCCTTCACGCCCTACCGCACGCGCGGATTGACGCACGTCCTCGTCGAGGCGAATCACGACCCTGCCCTCGTCGCAGCGAGCGTCGACGCTGGACGGATCGACGCGCGCCTCGCGAGCCGCATCCGACAGAACCACGCGAGCCTCGACGCGACCCTCGAGCTCCTCTCCCGCCTCGACCTGTCCAGGACCGAGGAGGTATGGCTCATGCACTTGTCCGACGGGCACTCCGACGCGCGCGCCTTCCGTGACGCTGTCGAGCGGCAGACGGGCGTCCCGACCCGCGTCGCCGGGCACGCCGGCAGCCTCGAGGCGACCGCATGACGCGAGCCCTCGACCCTGGACAGCTCCAGCCCGGCCGGCTCGTCTACGTCGCTGTCCTCGTCTACCCGCACCAGCAGCGGACCGTGACCGGCTCCCGTTTCGAGACCGGCTTCGTGCCCGGCACCGTCGAAACGATCGCCGGCGACCGCGTCGTCCTCCGCGAGCTCGTCACCGGACAGCTCCGCGTGCTACCCCCGAGCACCCCGCTCGAAGGAGACCCCCATGACCGATGAACCCCGCCGCGTACCCCGAGCCGAGCTCGTCCGAGCCGCGATCATCGCGGACCTCAAGGACGCCGGCGAGCCGCTCCCCCTGTCCCGCATGACGCGAGCTCGACGCGTCGCGAAGGACGCCCGCGAGCTCCACGTCCACGCCGACCGTCTCGTCGACAGCGGACGCCTCACCCGGCACGGCCTCGGCTACCACCAGGGCGACCCGTACCGCTACGAGCTGGAGCTCGCACCCTTCTAGCCCTCGACACGACGCCGCAGCCCGCCTAGAGTACGGGAGACGCTCTCACGAAAGGGGAGCCATGACAGAAGCCGGCATCCTAGCCCTCACCCTCGCCCTGATCGTCATCGCGGTCCTCGTGTCCTACGCCGCGTTCGACGTCGCCTTCCACGTCCTCGACGTGATCCGGGACAGCCTGTCATGACGAGCCTCGCGACCGGCGTCCAGCTCCTCGCGATCGTCTGCCTCGCCCTCTTCGCCTTCCTGCCGCGGAAGGCTGGACTGTACCGGCCCGAGCACGCTCGCCTCGCCGTCGCGAGCGCGAGCTCGAGTATCCTGTCCGTCGTCCTACACGTCCTCGCCGCGTGACCCCCAGACACGAGCGAGGGCGCCCTTGGCGAGAAGGGCGCCCTCGTGTCTCCCGGAATGAGACGAGACCATGATACCAGCCGACAAGACCCCTGCCCGACCTGCTACGAACACCGTCCCGCCGCCCGTCACGGACGCCGAGGTCCAGACTGCCCTCGCGTGGCTCAAGCGGTACCCGTCCGGCATGACGCGCGACGACCTCCGCCGCGTCTTCGGCAGCGACCGCCGCGGCCGAGACGTCATCGCCGCCCTCGGCGAGCGCGGCATCGCGCCGATCGTCGTCGTCCGGAACGAGCTGTCGACGACCGTGTCGAAGGTGTACCGCCTCGCCCGCAGCGAGGCAGAGCTCGAGGCCGAGGAGCGCCGCCTCCTCGCGTACGAGCTGTCGCACCAGCGGCGCCGGGAAGGCATCCGGCGAGCGTGGCAGTCGAACCGCGACGCGGAGCCTCCGCAGGCTCCACTCTTCGCAGAGGAGACCCCGTGACCAGCGTCCGCCTCGACGTCGTCGTCCCTGTCCTCTGGCGCCCCGACCGCATCCGCCGCGTCGCCGAGGCGATCGGGCGCTCGACCGTCACCCCGCACCGGCTCACGTTCCTCGCCGACGAGGACGACGACGCGACCCTCGAGGAGCTCCAGGCTGCCGGCCTGCCTCACCTCGTCGCGCCGCCCGTCCCGAGGTGGGGGAGGGCGACGTACGGCTCGAAGGTGAACCTTGCGTACCGCGAGCTCTCCGCACCCTTCCTTGCCGTCCTCGCCGACGACGTCGAGCCCGCGAACGCTTGGGATCGGCACGCCCTCGAGGTGTTCGACCGGCACCCGGACGCCGGCGTCGTCGGCACGAACGACCTTCACAACCTCCGCTCGATCGTCGGCGTCACCGCGACGCACCCCGTCATCCGCCGGTCCTACGTCGAGGAGCACGACGGCGCGACCGTCGACGGGACGGGCCCCGTCATGAGCGAGGAGTACCGGCACAACTACGTCGACGGCGAGCTCGTCTACGTCGCCCGCAGCCGCGGCGCCTTCCGAGCCGCACCGCGAGCGATCCTCCGGCACGTCCACTACCAGAACGGCGCGCCGGACGACGCGACGTACCGCGTCGCTCGTGAGCACCTCAAGGCGGACCGGGCGACGCAGTCCCGCCGCATCGCGAGCTTCGACGCGAGCTCCAGAGGCGACCCTCGAGCTCGAGGACGCCGCGCCCTCCTCACGAACCGCGCGCTCAACCGGACGGGAGGCAGCGAGAGCGCCGTCGTCGCGCTCCAGGCAGAGCTCCGCCGGCGAGGAGCGGACGTGACCGTCTGGAGCCCGAGCGTCGGCGAGCTCGGGCGCCGCATCGGAGCGCGCGACCGGCTCCGCGGCCGTTGGGAGCTCGCGCTCGCAAACCACGTCGAGACGATCGCCGGCGCGAAACGTCACGCCGACCGCGTCGTCCAGACGTGCCACGGCACCATCCCGAAGAGCGAGCAGCCGCACCCGGACGCGGACCAGATCATCGCCGTCTCGCCCGAGGTCGCGTCGCACGTCCTCCGCGAGACCGGCACGCGACCGCGCGTCATCCCGAACCGGATCGACCTCCTCCGCTACCGCCCGAACCGCGCGCCGCGGACGTACCCGGACGTCCCGGAGCACGTGAAGCTCGTGAGCAACTACCGAGGCGGAGCTGCCCTCGTCCAGGAAGCCGTCGCGCTCGCGAGCGCCGAGGCCGGCCGACCGATCGGCTTCGAGCACGTCCGGCGAGCTCCGGACACGGCAAGCGTGATGCAGCGCGCCGACGTGATCGTCGGCCTCGGCCGGACCGCGCTCGAGGGCCTCGCGACCGGCGCGCACGTCGTCGTCTACGACGCGAGGAGCTACCAGGACGCGCTCGCCGACGGGCCCCTCGAGCCGGGCTCGAGCACCTTCCGCGACGCGCTCGCGTGCAACCTGTCCGGCCGCGGGAGGCGCCTCCGCCCGACCGCTGCCGAGCTGGCCGCTTGGCTCCTCGAGCACAACCGAAAGGGTAGGATCGAAGCTCGCGAGGCAGCCCTCCGCGACTTCGACGTCGTCGACACCGTCACGGAGTACCTCTCGCTCTAGCCCTCTCCCGGAAGGAGACCTGCCTTGAGCCTCATCGCTATCACCGCGGTCCGGACGCTGCCCGACCGCGGCATCGACCTTCCCCCGCGCGACCGTTTCGTGCTGTACGCCCTCGCCGACTACGCCGACGATCGCCTCCTCGCTTGGCCGAGCTACTCGACGCTCGCCGCGTGGACGGGCTACGCCCGCTCGACGATCGTCGCGAGCCTCGAGGAGCTGGAGCGCCGCGGCCTCGTCCGCGTCGAGCAGCGCCGGCGCGACGACGGCAGCTACTCGAGCCGCCGGTACGAGCTCGTGTTCGCTCGGCCGGGGGGTGTACCGACAGCCGGTATACCCCCGGTCCGAGAGCCGGACGGGGTGTGCCGAGAGCCGGACGGGGTGTGCCGAGAGCCGGACGGGGGGTGTACCGACAGCCGGACGGGGGGTGTACCGACAGCCGGACCCCAAGAACCCCCAAGGGAACCACCAGAGGAACCTCCACCTCCTCCCGCGCGCGCAGCGAGCCCCGGCAAGGAGCAGGAGGAGGGCTCGAGAGCATCAGCAGAGACCCCGGCCACGATCCGAGACGCTGTCGGAGTGATCGCCGACGCTCGCGCCTGGACGCCGCACCAGACGACCGCCGTCCTCACCCGGCTCGAGCAGCTGGACGAGAGCACGGGAGACGAGCTCGTCCTCGACCTCCTCGTCGAGCTCCTCGCAGAGCTCGACCGCGTCCGGTCCCCTGTCGCCTGGATCGAGAGCGCCGTCCGCGCACGCTCGAGTAGCTCCAGCTCTCCGGACAGCATCGACCTCGACACGATCTTCGGGATCGCGTCGTGAAGCGCCTCGAGGTCCGTCGAGCCTGCCGGCATTGCGACGCCGAGACGCTCGACCCGCGCGACGTCCGCGTCGGGTTCACGTGCTGCCCGGACGCTGTCGAGGATCAACTCCGCTGGCGCCGCGAGGAGCTCGACCGCCTCCGCCGCGACGCCGAGCGGGAGCGCGACACCGCGAGCCCCGACCGCTTCCAGGTCCGCCTCCGCAGCTTCTACGTCCCGCGAGCCGACGCGCTCAAGGCCGAGGTCGCCCGCTTCGAAGCCATCCGTGACGGCGTCGACGAGACGCCCGTCGAGTACCCCCGCCCCTACCGAGAGGACTAGCTCATGGGCATCGACAACCGCTGGACCCGCGCCGAGGACGACGCCCTCGTCGAGATCTACGTCACGACCTGCCGCGAGCACGGCGTCCGCTACGGAAGCGAGCTCGTCGCCCGCGAGCTCGTCGCGTGCGGCGCGAGCAGCTTCCTCCGCACGCCCGGCGCTGTCTCCAGGCGCGCGACCGACCTCGGGCTCCGCGTCACCCGCCCGCCGGCTCGCACGAATGCCGAGCGGCGCGAGCGCCTCCTCGCCCTGATCCGAGAGCTCCGCGGGCTCCCCGTGACCTACCGCGACTTCGAGGACGAGCTCAACATCCGCTCGAAGGAAGCTAAGCGCCTCCTCGAGCCCCTCCTCGAGGACGGGCACGTCGAGCGGTTCGAGGGGCACGGAGGACAAGCCTTCTACCGCGACCCGGTCGCGTGGCGCGAGGGGAGCGCCGCGTGACCCGCGCCGACCTGCCCGAGACCGAGGTCCTCGACAGCGTCACCGTCGACGACGTGTCGACCGTGCCCGCCTGGACGTACGACCCCGAGCTGCCCGACCAGCCCGGCCTCCCCTGGCGCCTCGACCCCTGCCGCTGTAAAGCGTGCGGCCTCGTCTGGCTCGCCGTCTGGCGCGCCGACACGCGCACGCCGACCTGCCCCCGCTGCGTCACGACCGACCGCAGCCTCGAGGAGCTCCAGCCGTGACGCGCGAGCACCTGTCCGGCAACACGAGCCCGCCTCGAGAGACGGAGGCCGGCTTCCAGGCTGCCGTCATTCGGCTCGCAAAGGTCCGTGGCTGGACCGTCGCGCACTTCCGGACGTCTAGGACCGTGTCGAAGAAGGGCCGCGTCCGCTACCGGACTGCCGTCGCCGCCGACGGCACCGGCTTCCCCGACCTCGTCCTCGTCCGCGGAGGGCGCCTCCTCTTCGCAGAGCTCAAGACGGACACCGGCCGGCTCCGCCCGGAACAGCGAGCCTGGCTTGACGAGCTCGAGGCAACCGACGCCGAGGTGTACCTCTGGCGCCCCCGCGACTTCGACGAGATCGTCAAGGTCCTCTCGTGAGCTCCGGCCGGTACGATCGCCGCATGATCTACCGTCCCGCCTACACGGCGCGCGAACGGCGCGAGCTCGAGGAGCTCACCCGCCTCGCGAAGGACGGCGTCGTCCCGCCCTACCGCTACGCAACGGTGAAGAGACTCATCCTCGACGGGCTCTCCGCACGCGAGGCGGCGAGCGCCTCGAGAGGGCCTCGACACCCCTTGACGTGACCGTATACGCTCGGCTAGGATTGCCCTACCGAGCGAAACACGCTCGAGACCCTCTCTCCCGGAAGGAGACCCCGCATGACCTTCGACCGCTGCACCTACGAGATCGCCGCCCGCTCTGTCCTCGCCGTCCTCGACGAGACCGACCGCTTCGACCCCGCGCACGACGACGCTCGCGAGGTCCTGTCCGTCATGAACAGCAACCGCGACGCGGAGAGCATGACCGGCCGCGCCCTCGTCCCCGCCGGCGCTGTCGGCTACCTCGTCTCCAACGGTCGCGCCCTCTGGATCGCCGCGAGCCTCCGCGAGGCACGCGAGCTCCTCGGCGACAACCCCGCCGACCGCGACGCCGGCCTCGGGCAGGCAATCGTCCGCGTCGAGGCGACCGGCGTCGAGCCCGTCTACACCGCCTTCGAGCTCGTCGACCCGGAGGAGGTCGACGAGCTCGACGTCGACGACGGCACCGCCTACCCCGAGATCTACGACGAGGAGGAGACCGCTCGCAGCATCCCCGTCGGCGAGCTCTCCACCCTCGAGCGGACCGCGGTCGCGTACGCCCTCGCGATCGGCTGGAACATCGACCACCTCGCCCGCAACCCCTTCGACGGCGACCTCTGGCTCGACGGCGTCCCGCTCTACGACGCCCTGCCCTCCCCCGTCGACGGTGACGCCCCGACCGACGTCGCGCTCGGCGCCGCCCGCGAGCTCGCCGCGACCCTGACGGACGTCCTCGACCAGCTGCCCGACACGCTCGACGGTGACGCCGTCCGCTCCGCGCACGCTCGCGCTCGCCGCGTCCTCGCCCGCCTCGACTACGCCGACGCCTGGACGCGCGCCACGGCCGAGGTCCCCGCGTGACCCGCCTCGAGCGTCGCGCCCGCCGCATCGCCGCCTCGACCGCCGCGTACACGCGCGGCGAGGCGCGCGTCGTCTACGTCGACGGCGACCCGGTCATCGTCACGGACGGCAACGACACGCTCGGCGTCGCGACCCGCCTCGAGCGGTCGCAGCTGGACGCGCTCACCGTCGCGACCCGCGACGACGTCGAGGAACGCAGCGAGCACACGTCTCCAGACTGCGAAGGTGCCGCCTTCCGCGGCGCTGGCGCCCTCCCCCGCGGCTGGAAGTACGTCCTCGACACGCGCGGCAACCTCGACGGCATCGCCTGTCCCGCTTGCGCCGCGACCTTCGAGCTCGTCCGGAGGACCTCGTGAAGCTCGCCCTGATCGTCGCCGCGCAGCTCGTGGCCGTCGTCGCGATCCTCACCGTCTCGACCGTCCTCACCCTCGCCCTCGAGCGCCGGCAAGCACGCCGACGCTCCCGCTCCAGCCTCCCGGAAGGAGACCACTCATGACCCGCGACGAGACCCCTGTCGACGAGCAGAAGCTCGCCGTCGTCCGCGACGTCCTGTCGAACGCCGTCTACAACCTCGCCATGCTCCAGCAGGCACGCGAGACGGTCGTCGAGTACGCCCGCCGCGCCCTCGCCGACCTCGAGGCGCTCTACGTCGACGACGAGCCTCTCGACCCGCGACGCGCGAACCGTGGCAGCGTCGACGTCCTCGACGCCCTCGAGCTGGAGCGCGGCAGCCTCACCGCCCGCGGCCTCGCCGCCTTCCAGGCGCGCGCCCTCGACGAGCTTACGAAGGCGACCACGCCGCACGAGGTCGACGGCTACGCCGCCGCTCTCGCGCTTGCCCGCGGTTACGTCGACACGATCGGAGCGAACGTCGCCGCCCTCGCGCGCGACCTCGAGGAGGACGACCGCGTCGCCTTCCAGGCTCGAGCGTGGCTCGAGGAGTAGCAGCTCGACACCCCGCAGCGGCGCCGCCCGAGAGGACGGCGCCGCTTGACGTGAGCGTATACGGTCGGCTATCTTGGGGGCACGGGCAAAGGAGCCCGGCACCCCCTCTCCCGGAAGGAGACCCGCATGACCTTCACCGCGACCCTCAACGCCAACCCCGCCGACAGCCTCGAGCTCGCCGCCGCCTCGAGCAGCGTCGAGCACGTCCGCGCCGCCGTCGTCGAGCACGTCCGCTCGACCGACCCCCTCGTCCAGGCCGACACGCTCGAGCTCGAGCTCGACAGCGAGCTCGACGGCGTCCGCCGCTACGCGATCGTCGACGGCGACCTCGACACGCTCGGCACCGTCACCGTCACCGGCTACGACGCCGAGAGCGAGGAGCTCGAGGACGCCCTCGCCGACGTCGAGTACGGCTTCACCCTCACCCGGAACGCCCTCGCCGAGGCTCGCCGCGTCACGACCGGCCGCTCGCAGCAGCAGCTCGAGAAGGCGACCGCTGCGACCAACCGCGCGCTCGACGGCTGGACCAGGCGCGCGCCGACCACGAACCACGACCTCGCGAGCGTCTGCGACCGGACCGCCCTCTGGCTCTCCGACGCGATCGGCGCCGCCGAGAACGCCGCGAGCTACCTCGAGGCGCTCGCCTGGAGCGACAGCGACCGCGAGCTGCCCGCCGCCGAGGCGCGCAACGCTCACGAGGCGCTCCAGGGCCTCGTCGAGCTCCTCCGCACGACCCGCCGCGCCGCGATCGACCGGAGCCGCTCGTGAGCGGCATCCGGACCGAGTGGACGTCGCCGAGCGACCCGCGCCGCGTCTACGACCTCACGCTCGACGTCGACGCTCACGGTCGCGTGTCCGTCCGGACCGCGTACCTCCGCCGCGACGGGAAGCAGCGCGTCCGCGTCCCGTCGATGGAGACCTTCACCGCTACCCTCGAGCAGCTCCCGACCCTCGACCCGGACACGCGCGCCCGCCTCGAGGCGCGCGCCCGCCGCCTCGCGAAGGAGGTCCCCGCATGACCCGCCCCCCCGCACGCTTTGAGCCCGGCGAGACCGTCGAGTACCCCGGCCTCGGCACCGGCGTCGTCCTCAAGGCGACGACGCTCCAGCTCCACGCCGACCCCGGCGGCGAGGTCGTCCGCGCCGTCATCCTCTTCGACCGCGCCGACGAGCCGTCGACCCACTACGTCACGCCGACCACCCGCCCCGCATGGCAGCACGTCGCCGACGCGACCGTCTACGACGAGAAGGAGCCCGCCGCATGAGCCGCACCAAGACCTCGAGCCCGCTCGACAACTTCGGAGGCGCGAACCCCTCGCGCCTCGACCCTACGGACGAAACCGTCGTCCTCACCGTCCGCGTCCCCCGCCGCGTCGCCCGCGAGATCGAGATGGACGCCGCCGAGCGCGGCATGACCCGCAGCGAATACGTCCGCGAGCGCCTCTCCGCCCCCTACGGCAGCAGCTCATGACGCGCGAGCTCGCCGTCGCCCTCACCGCCCTCGCCCTCGCCGCCGGCGCGCTCACCGCGACCCTCGCCGACCAGCGCGAGCCCGCCCGCGAGCCCGCCCTCCTCGAGGCGACCATCCTCACCGTCGAGCCGCCCGACCACGCGTACACCCGCGGCCGGACCCTCGTCGAGCTCCAGGACGGCACCAGACGACAGCTCGCCGACGTTTACGGCGAGCCCGGCGACGTGTTCATGCTCCAGGTCCGCCCGTGACCCGCCGCGTCGACCCTGCCGCCCTCGTCGCGATCAGCATCGCCGCGCTCGCCCTCACCGTCGCGATCGTCGCGAGCCTCCGCCCAAGCGTCCGCGTCGCGACCAGCGACGGTTGCGTCCTCCTCGGCACCGCGACGCACCCCGAGCTCGTCGGCCCGCACCTCGTCGTCGACTGCGACGGCCGACAGTTCGGCGTCGCGATCGTCGACCCCGAGGCGCCACGGTGACGCACGCGTACCTCCTCGTCATCCGGTACGCCGACGGTCGCGAACGCTCGACCCG